TTGGTAAATAAATAAGTACGTAAATCATCTAAAAACCTTTGACTCTTTCTTGAAAGTTCCAATTTACTATTCATTCGTTTCATCTCCTTTTATATCTGTTTCGAAATGTAAGACTCTGTTTACATTGATTTGTAAGGAATTCCAACGCACGATAAAACTTTCTAATTCTACTTTACCCTTGGGAGTTAGAGAGTAATATTTTCTTTTAGGTCCTGCCGTAGATTTTTTAAAAGTCGATGAAACAAGTTCTTCCTTTTGCATACGTATTAACAATGGATATATTGTACCTTCACTGAAAGAATCAAAACCGAAACCTTCTAGTTTCTCCGCTAATTCATACCCATACACTTCTTCATTTTCGATAATAGCCAGCAAACATCCGTCAATTATACCCTTTAGCATTTGCGTCATTGACAAATAAATCCTCCTCCACTCACTACCTTGCATAACAAGACATATGCATATGATAAACCACTTTGACTTGTTATGCAAGGTAGTTAAAAAACTATACACTAATTACTTCAAGATGTGATTCGATTGAGGGGTAGTAGTTCAATACACAGCAAGAAATTTTATGCAACAATATGGCACGTTTGTTGAAGAGCTATCTATATCATAGCACCACATTTACTCATTTAGTAGGCATCAAAAAAGTGCTACGTACTAGATGTTTCTATTACATGTTATGGCCCGATACGACATAAAAGAGATCGTCAATGACGATCTCTTGTTGTTCAATTAATATAGCTCATATAATGTTGCACATTGTATGAAGGATGTTGATGTATAAAGAGGAACATGTTATATCTTGACTTTTAATAAAAGTTACTCGCCCTCTTTAGGTTTGATTTTCTTCTTCGGTTTCTCTTTTCCAAGATATCCCGCTTTTTGTAATTCAGCGACACGTTTTGCATCGCCTTCATACACTCCATCTTTTTCGTGTATCTCCTTCGTGTTTTTGTCACGAAAACGCATAATTACTTTTGTCATCATTTTTCCTCCTTTTATGCTACTGGTACTGTAATATCAAGCTCTCCATAAACGACAGCTTCAGAATCCCAAACCTTAACGTCCTCACGTTCGATAGCGCGGAATTCAGTAGTATTTGTTCTCCAAGCGTCTCCGCCTTCTTTTGTCATATCGACAGACATTTGTTGTCGGTCAAACAATACAATCGCTTCTTTCAGGTCTCCTACAATGAATGGTGCTTTACCAGCGTTCGTTGCAATCGTTTTGTTAGATAGCACAACAACGAGACGACCGAAAAGACGTTTACTTGTTGCATCTTGCGGATCTTCTTGAAGTAGTGGTTTACCGTTTTTGTCTTCGAGTGTGTCCAGGTAATTGAATCCGTCTTGATTCGTGAAAATCGTTGCGCCGACCGAAAATGCAGGATCTAGGTCAACGTTCAGCGCTTTCTTAATATCGTTATAATCTGCAAAAGTTACCTTTGCAAGAGTGTTAATTTCTGTAAGGATTAAGTGGTTACGAGTCGCCTTCGATTTCTTAGCAATCCAACGACGCAGGTATGATTCAAGCGCTTGGTCCGTATCCGCTAGTAAATCGTTCGGAACCGGCAAGAATCCTGCGTAATCCTCAATTTCATACGGCAAACGGTCAAATTTAGGTGTGTTGATCTCTGCCATTGCGTTTGGATCTCCGTATTCAGAGAGTGGCGCGAATGGTGTGGAATCAGCACGACGCTCAAGTGTACGAGCACCTTTATTTGTTTTAACAGGCTCAACAGTGACGTATTGTTCTAGGCTATCGACAGTGTTTTTAAGTTCGTTGATGGCTGTAGTAATGTCCTCCGGCACGATGTAGCCACCGTCTTCGCCAGTTCCTTGAGAGAGTTTCGCTTTATAATCACCCATAACTCCGGATTCTTCTTCGTTTAATTTGTGGCCGCGTAGTGCTTTGAAGAACGTTTTCTTATATTCTGCTTTCGGGGTAGCTTTCGGCTCTTTTGGTGTTGGTGGCAATTGAGCGCCCTTGGCTTTTGGTGCCGGTGCTCCGCCTAATCCTTCAAAGTCTTTTTGTAAAGCGAGAAAGTTGTCTAGTTCCGATTTTGCCGCCTTAGCATCAGCAAGTTTTGCTTTTGCCTCTTCCTGTTTACCTTCGTCCATGAACGCCTTCGCTTCGTCGCGTAGATCCGCGGCATTTTGTCTTAGAGCCTGTTCCCTTTTTGTCATACCCGCCGTACCGTCCATTTTCACGCCAAATACTCGTTTGTTCATTCGTAAAGATTTAAGTGCTTGCATAAGTTGTTTATCCAATTATATTCCTCCTATTTTTGAGCATAAAAATAACCTTCTATTATAAATTTAGAAGGTCTAGCTCGTTTTGAAATTTAATTTTGTCGAAATTGTCATGAGCTCTATTTGGAACCTTAGCAACTTTCGGTACTTCTTTTAATAACGATTTGGGAACGTTTTTATATTCACCCAATAAATGTTTAGCGCTCGCCACGATTTGCTGTGGTTCAGTAAGTTCGATGTTGAAATACTTAGTCGCTGCTTCTGCATCGAGCCAAGTCTCTCTGTTTACCATTTCTTCGACTTCTTTAATATCGACACCGTCACGTAGATTTTCTTCATACGATTTCATTAGTCCGCCTTGGATGGTATCTAGGCTATCAGCAACTTTTCTCAAATCATCTGCATTACCCCACAAACCTGTCAACGGCTTATGAATCATCATGAAAGCATTGGATGGCATGTAAATTTCATCACCGACCAAGGCAATAACAGAAGCCATAGAAGCCGCGACGCCGTCTATATGAACAATCTTTTTAGATGTGTTTCGCTTCAACATGTTGTAAATTGCTAATCCCGAAAAAATAGATCCGCCCGGACTGTTAATGTAAATATTCAGCGTTTCAAGGCCATCGACTTTTTCCAAGGCATCTTTTACGTCGTTCGGCATCACATCCGACTCATCCCATTTCCATTCTGAGTTGTCCACAATCTCCCCATAGATATAAAGATCCGCTGAACTATCGGTGAGGTTTTTTATGGTCATTAAACTTTTGCTGATTTTGGACTTGAATGGAACAGGCCCATTTACGACTGGATATTGAAAAACATTCTCTTTAATCTTCCTCACCCCCTTTCGGCGCACCTGCTCTAGCAAGTTGATATTCATCGGCAATTTCAATAGATACGTGGTTTAAATCTACACGATGTGTGTCACCGTGCTCAATGCCATTCTCATCTTCCAATTCAAGCACTCTATTAATTGAAAACACGCCCGTATCAAGCATTGTTTTGTAGTATTCGGCTCTAGTTTTCGAGTCGGCGCGTAATAAACTTGTCAGATTAAACTTCAAATAATACTGTTGTTGTTCTTTGTGGGAAAACAGTTGATAACTAAATTCTTCTTCCCACTGTTTTACGATAGGGCTTAGTGTGTTTGATATAAATTCAAGCATTTGTTGCTCCATATTGTTGTGAGTAGACCGATCTAATTCATTAACCATGTGCAAAGGTACGTTAAATAACATCGCTATTTCTGTCTTGTCGTATTTCATACCTTCCACAAATTGAGCATCTTTCAACGGCATACTAATATTCTGGAATTCCAACCCGGCATCTAATATCGCTATTCGTTGTGCATTATCGATTCCGGTGTTTGCCTTTTCCCACTCGTCACGAACAACGGCTTTTGCTTCTGGATTTAACATTCCGGGAATCTTCAAAAACCCGCTATTCGATGCGCCGTTTTTGTAAAACTTACCTTTAAACTTTTGCGCTGCCTGGGAACTACCAATCGCTTCACGCGCGACTTGTATCGGTGTTTTCCCTTTCAATCCGTCTGTGGTCAATGCTGTTAGGTTTACTACGTCCCCGTATGCAATCTTGGTTGTACTACCATTAGGGAGCGTAGTGTGGAACCACACCTCGTTTGTGTCCACATCAACGACGGGCTCAGTCTTAGCGGGATTTAAAAGCCATAGTGCCTTTGGTCGCCCGTCCCATCCCCAATCAATGTTGATATAAGCATTTCCCCACAAGTTTCTATGAGTTTCAACCAAGTGTTTGAATTTAAACGGGCTTTGATATGGATTTGGTCTAGTTTCTAATAAACTAGCAACCGCGTGACTGCTGTCTCTTTCCCTACCTGTATCAGTCTTCTTGAATGTTTGAAGTGGAAGCTTTGCGATACTGTTTGCTAATATATTTACACACGTATAAACAATGGGCACACCTAATGCTGATTCGACCGTTACCTTCTCACCACTGGATGATTCGTGACCAAACATTTTCATAAACCAAGGGGCGGGATTTTTTAAATCAGTCGTATTTGTTGTATTTTTAGGATTTAATGCATTTCTGAATATCAATTCTCCACCCCCTTTCTCCTTTGGTTATTATCTTTTAACTAAGATGACTCCTATAAATATCAATACAACACCTAGTAAATAATTTCCAATCAGTATGTTAATATCGATCACACTAAATAAATACGTGTTAAAAATTATTAAAGCTAATCCCGCTAAAATTAAAAAATCCTCCAACCATACGGTGAAGAATCCTGTGATAAACGCTATTATGAATTTCTTTATTGCTTTCGCCATTCGTTCACCGCCTACATAGACCAATTTTTCAAGAAATGACTACTCAAATCTTCTTTCGTTTCTCCATACATCGCCCTAGCGAATGCGTTTATTATCGCCGCCGCCGGATCTATTCGTTCTTTACTTAGCTTTTTAGATATCATGATGTTTTCTTGGTCGTCCATTCGAACAATCGCGTTATTCATCGCCCAACGCAATAATGGATCTCCGTCGTGTTTTACTTCTTTGTCATACACGGATCCGCGGAATGTTTTTGTGGGTATCGATAACGTCCCAATTCTCTGAGGCATTTCCACACATATAAAGCCTTCGTTTTCAAGATTTTGAGCTAAATGAAGCGCGTTCCATTTATCATAAGCAAATTCCTGCGTATTTTTATCTTTAGAAAAATTCTTAATCCAACTTTCAACTTCTGTATAATTTACAACTTCTCCAGCCGTTAGTGTTAAGTGTCCTTGTTCCGCCCACAAGTCGAACCGTACATTATCCTGTGCCATGCGCTGTTTTAATCGTTCTTTCGGCATGAATGAGTGCTGTCCGACAACATAATGACCTTCTTCGTCAATCCCAACCCATCCAACGCTTGTTAAGTCTGTTGTCATGGACATATCAGCACCAACCCATAACGGGATGTCAGTGAGACTAATATCATCGCTCTTACATTCATTCCATTTCGACATTTCCATATATCCATCATCTTTTTTATCTACCCACAAGTTCATGGTCTTGGTAAGAAACGCCCGCATCTTTTCTGGCATATCAAGCGCCATTTTTAATGCGGATCGGATAGATGTTAAACCTTCTGGATATGTGGCCACAATCGGATTAGCTTTAATCCAGTTCGATTCGTCTTTGATATCGTCGCCTTGGTCGATTTCACAAATCATAACGAAGTAGTCATCGTTTTCAGCATCATCTTCGGGATCTATTATGCGGCTTGCGTATTCATATTCTTTATAACAAGGACGTTCCATATTGAATCCTGCTGTTGTGATGATTACAAGCAGTGGTTCTTTTCGCGCAACGGTACCAGAATCAAGCACGTCATAAATTTCAGATGTTTCATGCGTATGATATTCCTCAATAATAGCTAAAGATGGATTCGTTCCATCACCTGTTTTTCTAGTCTCACGAGAGAGAGGAATAATTTCTGATCCATTACTAAATATTTCAAGTTTCCCGTACGCTTCCCGCCACTTGCCCGATAATAATTCACTTCCGGCAATACCACTTTTTATCGCCGCGTACACTTCATCGGATTGGACTCTCATCCATCCAGCAATAAAGGCACGTTGTTTTTCATCCCCTAAGAAGGTTATAAATGCGGCCAGTATTGCTAAGAATTGCGACTTGGCATTTTTTCTTCCCAATTGAATGTAGGCTTTCCGGAAGCGCCTGGCATCGTTCGTCTTCTTTTTGAAACACAATATATTAGCGGCCATAAATAATTGAAAATCAACTAGTTCAATGTTTTGTCCGGCAAGAACGCCCTCAACATGCTTAAACTCACGCGCAAAATAATAGAAATCTTCGAGCGCTTCTTCATCAAAATAAAAAAGACTGTCTTCTTTCTGACAATCTTCCAAATCCTTTAAGAACCGACGAACGGCCCACCTATGTTTTACTCCTGCATTTATAGTACCGATTAGAACATCATCCGCATAATTAATTACGCGTTGAAGTATTTCACTCACAGACGACCACTAAAGCGCTTCTCTGCTTCCGTCCTTGGTGTTGTGTTTTCTGTTTTTGGAATAACTAATTTCAATCGAGATGTAATTGTTAGCCCTAAATCTCCTGCGGCTGAACGACACTCAGTGAACAATAAATTTTTCGTCCTTTGAATTTTAGCAAACTCATCAAAGTCGTCTTTCGGTTTTGTCGAACGTAATAACCTAACAATCTTTACGTACTGATCACGGGAATCCAAATAACGGGCCAAGCTGTCAACGTCCAAATTATTAAAGATTTCTAGTCGAATTAGTTCGGAAGCAAGCGATTCGAATTCTCTTTTTTGTGCAGCTGTTAAATATTTTGGTGGTTCAATATTATCCGTGAAACCTTTCATTGCGTTTTCGTGTCCCTGCCGTTCTTCAATTTCGGCCTTTGTTAAGTGTTTCGATTTACCTTTTCCTTGAATAACCGATAACGGTTGTTTATTTCTTCCTGACATAAAATTACACCTCCTTGAAAACTATTTCAAAAACGGGATTCTCTGCGATGTTGAGTAGGCGTCGCTCTTGTAATTGTGTCAAAATTAGACACAATGGGTGGGGGGAGGTCTTTTATTTCTAATTGTTTCAGTTTTTTTATTTTTTCAAGACTTGTGATGTCGGTTGTGACATGTGTGACAAAGCGATTCTAAGTTACTCAGATCTAATCTCTTACTCCAGTCGTCACGAACCTCAATCAAGTGATGGACAACATGAGCTGCTTGCAACTGCTTAGACTTTAAACATCTTTGACATAGATGATTGTCACGCTCCATAGCCAGTACCCTCAACCGTATCCAGTCCCCCGTGTTGTAGAACCTAGTGATGTATGCTGGACGAATTACCCTGTCATATTCCCTACGTTTATCTAACGCCTCTTCCTTGCCGCCATCTTGGTGCGTTGTGCAGTAGACTTCTCTTGTGAGTTGTCCACAACCAAACTCGTTGCAAGGCTTGAGAGCTCGCTTCATGACTCTTACGTCTGGTGCATCATACACTAGACCCACACCCCTTCGTGTGCTCATGCTTGAGTGCCGCCATCCTTTGGTTGATGTCCTCTTGTGCCGCTAACCTATCATCGATGCGACTATCCCCTATCATTTTACCCTTTCGCCTTTGCATGGCCCTTACCTTGTAGTCAGTTACATAGCATACATAATGATGGTCGCAATGCTCACAGTCGAAGTAGGTCTCTTCTATGCCCATTGGATGTGGCCTTGTCTTGAACGTGATAGGCGTTATGTTGTTGCAGTTATCGCATGTTGCGTTGAGTGGCTCATTCATAAGTTGTCACCCTCTTCATATCCACAGTGAGCGCAGACCCTTTGCCTCGTTACTATCACGTCATCACCTAAGAGTACTGTCTCATCCATAAACGCATCAGAACACTCTGGGCATATCAATCTATCTATCTCAGCTAAGTCCTTGGCCAATGCTTCAGCGTGTCTATCGATAGCTTTCATTCTAGCGGTCTGGACTATCGTGTGAGGAATGTAGTCAGTCATGAGTTATCACCTGGAAATAAACAATTCTCTTTGAATCTCTGATACTCTGACCTAATATCTGCATCACTCTTTAACAATTCAGCAGGAACTCCATACATCGAACATATCTTAGTTTCTAGTGACTCTAAATGCTTCAACGCCGCTGTAGCACTCCTTGCTTCGCGTTGGATAGCTTTGAGTCCTTTGATTGATACTGAGAAGTCTTTGCCGGATGCCCAGTCAACCCCACCCGCCATAAACATTCCTCCTGGATGTTGGTCAGTTCCTCCTGCGTAACTTGACATCCTCCTGTTTCTAATCGCATCATTTGGTCTAGTTAACATTGGTCTGGTTGGTCCATTACAAACAAAACAAGATAGCCCATCAGTGAACTTGAATTGCCTTTCTGTAAATACCTCTCTATATCCGCACTCTATGCATTCCAACGTAGTCAACTTACCTTCGCGTGACATTTTGTCCGCCATGATTACCACTCCTTTTATTTTTACGCATAAAAAAGACACCTACAATTAAGTAAGTGTCTTCTTGATATACGGGTAAGGATTTGCACCTTACATAATGTGTACGCCTTGATCATGTTCCGATACACATCTACTCCGTCTGGAACTTGGGCCGAGTTTATTTAGCGTCTACCTATTCCGCCACCGTCTATCAATTTAAGTAAGCGTCTTGATTTAATAATCTTTATTAATGTCTTCTACTTCCTTGGTTCTAGAGTCTCGACTTAAATTTTTGTTGCAATAGGCACACTCGACAGTAGCGATCGGCGTGTCAATTGCACGAAGGTCAGGCTTGATGATGTCTTTACCCTCACGTAAGCAATCATCACAAGTGTAATATTGTTTCA